GGGATTATCTATCTGTGTCATTCTACCAGTTTCTTTGTCATAATGCAAGTAGCAAGCTACACCAGTGTCTCCTGTGTAACGATTCTTCAGAATACGAATAGTGGTTGTGTTGGCCTCGATCTCATCGTCCGCCTGTTGATTTCTTTCCAAGGCTATAACACTATCACTTAGATGTGCTATTGAGGCAGAGCCACGCAGGTGAGATAGAGATACCTCCTTGCCCTCCTCATGACCACGGTCGCCACTGGGACGCCGCAGATGGCTGACAAGCAACAGCCCCACCCCAGTTTCTTCTACGAGAGATCTAAGCTTGGTCATGAGAACATCAATAGTCTTTCTCTCATCACCATAATCTTCCTGGCCCGATACTAGGATGGACAAATGATCTAGGAATATCCATTTGCAGTCCAAGGCTTTGGCCATGTATCTGACTCTATCAAGTATCTCATGATTCTCGATAGATCCAAAATGATCGAAGGCAAAGAACTTCTTTCCTCCAATAGTTTTCTTTCTCCATTCTTCCAATTCTTCCCTTGAGAATTGTTCTCTTATTTCCCTGATATATAATCTGGCGTTGGCTTCCACACTCATGATGTTGAAGATGGTGTTGCGAGTACTCTCTTCCAGGGCTAGTACACCAATGTTATCTTCGGTGTTACCCATGATGTGATGCATCAGCTCTCTGGTGATGCTACTTTTGCCCATTCCAGCGCCGCTACAGAACGTGATAAGCTCTCCCGTTCTCATGCCGTATGTTTTCTCATTCATCTTGCTCCAAGGATAGGTGCAAGTTTCACAATAGTTTTCATCGTATAGTTCCGCACCAATGTCATCAAGATTTATGATACCGGCAGGTGTATATGTTCTGGCATTCCACCATGCTTCAACAAACTTTGATCTCTGGCCCGTCTTTAAATACTCGTTGGCATCCTTCATGTTGAGGGAAACAATCTTGCATTTGTTAGGCTCGAATAATTGAGCTACTTTCTTCTCTGCTTCCTTTCCCTGTTTGTCATTATCAAAACATAATACAATACTATCGAACCTGTTGAGATAGTCTAGAGATTTCTTGCAGTTCTCTGATGCGGCAGCAGCACCATTCTTGATGGATATCACCGGCCACTTTGATCCCAGCATTTCATAGGCAGACATGGCATCTAGTTCGCCCTCGCAGATAGTAACGAACTTTCCACCTTGATTGAATATGTTTTGCCCAAAGAGGACACCACTATTGATTGGTCCTTCAGTCCAGAATTTCTTGTCTTCTGTACTTCGTACCTTATTGGCTATGTGATGGCCGTCCTTATCGAAGTACTGATAGATGTGGTGAGTTATGGTTGTCCCATTCTTTTTCAGATAGGTATTATACTTCCGGCATGTTTCCTTACTAATCTTTCTGTCGGATATATCACCGAAAGAACCAGTAGAGAATTTCTTGGGGGGTAGGGTTGATTGCGGTAGATCTAATAACATATCTTCTCCATTTTGAGAACTTCTTGTGCGGGTCTTGCATGTATAACAGTATAGATGACCGTCTGAGTAGAGGGCATTGGCATCACTTGATCCACAAGAAGGGCAAGGTAGATGCGCTTCAAACGTATTTTCCTCGTACATTATATTTTCCTGGATTGGGTTAGATGTTCAGTTTCTTGAATAAAGAATTACCAAGTTCTTTTCTATAACCTTTAAATTCTTTTATTATATCTTCTATTATACCAAGGCGAGCTAAAGTATCCAGTTCATTATAACTTTCTTTAAATATTATTTTGGGCGCACTACGGTATTCCTTCTTATAGATTTCAATTAGAATTTTCACTGTTCTATTCTCCATTTTATCTATAATTTCTACGCCCCCTTCTAGATACTTTTCTAATTTTATATATTTCTTTTGGGTTATAACCTAGATGTTGAGTTACTGACGATCTATAATTAATTTCATTTTGAGCTTCTCTCTTGGTTGAGAAGGTATCAATTAAAATGGGACGTTCCCCGCTACTTAAAATTAATTGCCACATCAGTCTAACTTAATCTTCATCATAAGATTGATCCCATAGTTGAGTTACGAAGTTTTCTCTATCCTCCATAATTTCTTCAAGCTCTCTCTTGGATAGTCTCTTGGCTTCTTTTAATTCGTACCCCTCTTCTGTATATTGTTTGACTAGATCTCGAAAGATATTGTTGCGTTCCTTTTGCCATAAGTTCTTAGTCATTCGTCGTCCTTCAAGTCATCTAAGAATTTAATATGTTCCTCAAAATCTGTTGGATCATAGCCATTTTCCACCATAACATTCCAAAGATTTTTACTGACTGATATCTCCTGGTCTTCACTGCTGATTGTTATAGTTACGTCATAGCGATCATCCTCATCCTCCTCTTCAACAGGTTCAGGCTTTGGTTTCCTGTAATCGTCCAAGATATATACAATAACATTTTCTTTTTTATCTTCGGTCATCTATCTCTGCCCATGATAGACGTTCATTACTACGATCTTGTTTGACCTCAGATAACTCTTCTCTTAATTTAGTAATCATTATATTTTTATTTTCTATAATTTTTTTAAGTTGCGTAACTTGCTTACGCAGAACGTCCATCTCCTTCACAGTTCTGTTTATTAAATCATCCGACATTTAATTATCCTTGTCGTTAAAAACTTTAATTAAAGCCTCAACACGCTTTCTTAACATGTCTAACTCATCCTGAACTCTATCAATTTGTTTTATTACATGAAATGGAAACTCCTTTTTAAGTTCCCTTCGTATCCTATGTATCTCTTCAATCTCTTCAGGGGTAGTCATTATACACTCCTTTCATAGAAAGTCAACAAATTAGTGAAGACAACACACTTTTATTTGATGGGGGAAGGTGTCTTCCAAGCCCTCCAGACCGTATCTGTGAAGAAAATTAACAGCCTCTTCCTCTGTTTCAAAAGTTTGGAGTGACGTACCGTCTTCATTAATCATTGCATCTATTAATTCAAACCTCCCCCAATAATCATGTTGAACAATTATGTACATGGTACCTCCCGCCTTATAAAAGTAATCTAGGACTATGTTCAGATTCTATCAACTCATTATAGACACTCTTCACATAGTCTTTATCGACCGGACTCATGTGGTCAGCAACATATGATTGCACATCCTCCAGGCTGGACCATCCCTCTTCGATGGCATCCCAAACATGTTCTTCCATGTTCATTATCCAGCTCTTTGTCTTGCTCATGTCTTTATCCTTTAAAGAGTTAGGAAGGGTAAGATAACCCACCCCAAGTTTATTTAACAGGAACTGTTCCACTCTGGAGGTAGTTCCTGAAAATTTTATGGATGACCTGACGATATCCTTCTTGGTCACCAAATTGAGCGATAACCAACGAGCCAACGATATCACCAAGTTTCCCATAATCCTCAATTGTGAGATCAACGGGATCGCTCCACTTGAACTCTGCCCCGTTAATAGTAAGCTCTTCAGCCATCTTTAATCTCCTATGCTGCAAGCTGTTGCCAAGTATCCGAGGCTAACATCTTACGAACCTTATCTTCTCGGATAACCTTTGTGCTTGGTTTGTCCACATGAGTAGACCAGAATGTAGCTGCTTGATATGCAGTCCAGAGTGAGCCAACATCTCTCTTATTATAACCCTCGTAAGCACCACGCCCAATGAGATGTCGATTCTCTTCATCAAAGGTTTTCATTAGACTAGACAACATAACTTTATTTGCAACCTTCTCACGTTTAACATTATCCATTCGAGATGCAAGTGTTTTGGTAAACAGATTGATAGCTTGCTCTCTCTGTACCGGAGTATGATACCATGTTCTCATCTCAGCCATACCATCAGAAGCAATATACTCTGCTGCTCTCTTAATCTTTGCAGCAAAAGCTGGAACATTAAAGTTCTTTGTGTGTCGTCCATACACATAGGCCAGCTTGTCACCGCTCACCAGAGTATTATAACACATCGATCTCCACAGCCCCATCATTCCATTGTTCGCCCATGTCCTATTTTGACTAGTACGAAAACAAAACTCAGGCTCTACGTCATCTTGTCTCCCATCTAAATACTGTTTATGAGCGGGAAACCTAGCCCGAAGCTCAAGCTGTGCTCCATTGTTGTATACATTAGTATCAAAGCGAGCATCAGTCATATCTATACCAGAGATAACCAAGGCTTCCTCGATCTGTTCAACGATGTCTGGATACTGCACAACTTCGTAAGCATCAGAGACAATACCCAGCATAGTGCCATCGTCTTTCTGTATTCCTACACCTATACTATCGGGAACCTGACCATACTCATCGCTCATGTAAGGATTTCCCGGTCCTTGGTTGGTGTAGAGTGGAACCTTCTGAACTTGGAAGTTAATTGCATCGTGATCAAACATCTTTAGTCTCCTTTGGAGTGGGACCGTAGCCACACAATTTAATGATGTACTCCTCAGCCTTCCCTCCGGCTTCTTCCCCGAAGGAGGCTGTGATTTTACTAACGATACCACGCATAGTCCAGCCGTGAAGTCGGGACTTCTTGCCCTCCTCCATGATCCGGTGGATTTCCTGAGTTAATTTATCCATTGCCATTATACCACTCCTTGTAGCCTTCGTGAAGACTGGAAAGTTCGTGTTCGATCCAGCCATTTAATTCTTCAACGTCTAACTCATCACCGTACTCTAACTCTCCGGCTCGGATAAGCATCATGTATTCCTCAACCATCGGGGTAAACCACGCATCACCCGGACCAGCGAGAAACTCTTCAACATCTTCTTTGCTTTTAAAGTCTGGTGTAAGCGGCATCCTATACCACCTCTCTCCATGCTACACATGGTTTAAATTTAATTACCTCACCTGTTGATCTTTCACTTACCATCATGTCGAAGTTATCCACAAAGTCAAAGAGTATATTCTTATCTTTGGTGTGGAATAATTTCAACTCAACGTCACCTTGGTCTTGGGTACTGATTGTTACTTTTATCACATCAAAGGTGTCGAAGCTCTTCTGATCCATCTGGATCTGAGTGCAATCGTGAAGACTAATTTCCATGAAGTTTCTCCAATGTTGAAAAGGTTTGCTCTGATATGGTGGAACTTAACACACTAGTGATTAAGTTTACCGCCAATATATCCAGAGGTGCTTTCTGAAAGGCAAATTTAAAGACAGCCTGAAGCGCACCGGCTACTGCCTCAAGCTCATCGCCTTCCTTCGTCTCCTCAGAGAGGAGCTGAAGCTCGTTGAGGATCATCTCCTCGGCATGTTTTA